GGGCCTCTTTGCCCGCCTTATCTTCTGCGGCGGCTGCCTGGTTCGCCTCATTGCCGAGCTTATCAAGAGACTCCTTGCACTGGCGAAGCTCCTTCTCGTTTTTATTAAGCGCTTCAGTCTCCTTGTTGACCCTTATTTCAAGATTCTGTGCTTCTTTGCTGTTTGCGCCCTTTTCTGCCGCGATCTTCTTATATTCTGCGGTCAGCGCCTCCACCTTCTTACGCTGCAGATCCGTTACCGTATCAAGCGTCTTGATGCGCGCCTGCAGGCCTTCCGCGCTTTGGCTCCAGTTATCCATCCCCGCCGCCGCTGCTTTAAAGCTGCTCTCAACGACCTTTATGGTCCTGTTTATCTCCGCCGTGCCAGCCTTAAAGCTGGTGAGGTTCATCTCAACGTTGGTTCCTATTGGATTCTGATTTTGTGCCATGACCTCATCTCCTTTACCACCAAGCGGGCAGGGCGTCTGTCCGCTTGTATGTTTTTCCGTTTATTATTGTTGTATTAGCAATCCGGCTGTTGCTGGAACTGCTGGCCACGCCTATAAACGCGAGCAGACTGCCTAAGTCCGTCTCGTCAACGTCATAAAGGCTCCACCCATAATCTACGCATATTTTGATCTTTAGCTTTGTGAGCGCCACTCTGAATCCGGTGGGAGAGTTTTCCGCTTCTAACTCTCCCCCGGCTAGTTTTTTGTTACTTCCTCATTTCCCGCGCGCATAATGTCGTTGAAGCACCCTTTTATATCAGAGTCTTCCGCGCCCCCCTGCAGCTCGTCAAATGTGAACTGCCCCTTAAAAACATCAACAAGTAACACCTTGAGCATACCGTCCCATTCACGGATACCTTTAATGCCGGTGTAGTTTTTTGCCTCGTCTGCAAGTTCCCAAACGCGATCCATTATGCCGGTCTTAATGCTGCCTATTTTAAACGTCTTTACTGTCTTACCGCTGTCGTCTTTAAAACTAAGCGAAACTGTTTTCATGATCTCCTCCTAAAATAAAAGGGGAGCCTAAGCCCCCCTCATCGTCGTAGCAGCTATTTAAGCTATCGTCGTAAAGTCCTTGCTTGCCGCTGCCAGTGTCTGACCATATACGTCCACAACGCCGGCCACCGCTACAAGGTAAACCGTCTCGTTTGAAAAGTTTGCCACGTGAGCGAGCGTAAGTATCTTTCCGGTAGAATCCCAGCTCTTTGTAATGGTGACGGCATTTCCCGCCGCGTCCATAACCATGATACTCTCCGAGGCGATCTTGTTGTTGAACGTGAGCACGATCTCGGCCGTTATAGCGATATCCGGATCTCCGTCCGCAGGAACGATAGTCGATAGCGCTACAGCGCTGGGCGCGCTCGATGTGAGCGGCGTCTGTACCGCGCTGAACCATCCGGTTTCCGTGAATGCGTCGTCGCTAGTGTCACCCTTAGACCAAGAAATACCCCTAGTCTCGCCGTTGACCGTAAACTGGTATGCCGTAACGAGAGCCTCGAATACGTATTCCCTTATGTTGATCGTTACATCGCCTTTTTTTGTCGTACCGATTATGTTGCCTCCGGAAAACCGGCCTTTAGGAAACCAGATATACACATAGTCTCCGTGCCCCTTGTTGATCTTCGCGCCCAGAGCCATGAGCCCCGGTTCCTCCTTGCCCGTGCTGTACATACGGCCGGTTGCGGGATCCCGGTATATACCTCTTATCTCTGCGTCCACTTCCTGCGAAACATCCGTTATCCTTATTCTTACAACGTCTTTTTTGAGGCCATAATACTGATCGGCCAGCACGTTATTAAGGTATAGGTCTTGTTTTGCCTGCTCGGCAGCCCAGTCAAAATTTTCAGCAGGCGCGAACTCTTTAGGCGTACCGGCGCTATAAGCCGATACGGTGTCGCTTATGCTTCCCGCTATATATACAGACTCTAGGCCGGTAAGCGGTGCAAACTCTCCACTTGGATTCAATTTCTTTACCTCCTAACTTTCTGAAAAATACCCGTAATCACAGGTATATCCGTATTGTCCTGTACTTTTATCAAGCGGCAGATCCCTGCCGCCCTTTCTTGTAAATCCTGCCGGTAGCATCAGGCCGTCGAGAGTAGCCCGCCCCGCCTGTGTTATGGCCGGATCTGTCGAGTAGATTGCCGCCTGCACCCAGTCCATATGATCTTTGGGCACATTGTTAACATAATAGGCGGGCCTGTCCGGCATCATCATATAAGTTATATGCGTGTCCGGAAGTGTTTCCTTTTCGCCGTATGATCCCTGCTGCGCGACGGGATAGCCCGAAGCCTCTAAGGTGTCATTTACCAATTTATGAATATCAGTCAATCGGCATCCCCCTCCTAATCAAAACTTCGCGCTGGATCCTGCGCATCTTTGCCATGTTATTTTCGATTGCCGGGCGTATTCCGGGATCTGCCTGCATCCGCGGCGTACCGTACTCCGGAAAAACAGCATGCCAGCTCTCACCCTCGCCAGTCACCCCAATCGCTGCCGATACGATGTTCCCGCTTATCTTTGCCTCTGGCTTTACAAGCCCCGACGAAGTAGCTCCCGTTAGCTTATGTTTTGCTGCCCAGGCGTCTATTTCCGCCTGTACTGGCTTTACGCTTTCGTTGATGGCTTCTATAGCGGCCTCCTCAATATCGTTTCCGATTGCTTGTACCTTTTGTAGATACTCCTCAAAACCATAGTGCGAAAAGACGCCGAAATTAAGGTTGCTTACAGCCATTAAGCGCCACCTACCTTTGCTACCTTAAACTTAAGAAATTGGCAGCGCATATTTACATTCTCCGGCGGCGATATTATCTCATATACAAGATCTGTATCGTCATTAAGCAGCAGCTGGTCATGGATCCTGATGTCGTCACGGTAATACATTGTTACGTCCGCTGTGTCATCGTAAACCCTTACGCCTGCCGCTACTTCGCCTGTATCGGTACCGCCCATGCCCTTCCATTCACAGCTGTCAACCGGCGCGGTCGCAGCGTCCGCATATGACGTCTTTGCCGCGCCATTGACCGTAGTCTTGGTCCGTGTTTTTATTCTTATCACCGTCGTCATGGCCACGACCGGGGGCCTATATACCTTTGTCATATCATCACCGCCTAAGTCTCCGCCGGATCTTCAAGGCAATTTATTGCCATCTGCGCCACCAACCTATCAAATACAGGAGAAAACCGCACTTCCCCAGGGCTCATATCCCATATGTCATTAACGCCAAGGACTATAACGCCGACGGCGCCGGATGTTACGAGTGCCGCCGCAGATACTCCGGCGTTACTCATATACATTTTAACGGTATCGACCTTTTGCTGTATAAGCACTTTTTGCTGTGCTGAAGCCGTCGCCATTCCGAGCCCCGATATTACGTCGTCGACTTGTGCCATTTAAGTCACTTCCTTAAGCTGCCGTTCCGTAGATGATAAGGTCTACATCATCCTCGGCGGCTGTCGTTTCGCAAAGCAGGTTAAACCCAGCTGCTGTCCTGCCGTTAACGCTGAGGCCCTTGTCGGCAAGGCTTGTCGCCCCGTTAAGCGTCGCCCCTACCTGGTATAGAGCATCCGACATATCACCGTCGAATCCAAGGCCCTGCGCTCCATAATACTCATTGGCGTTTGTAAGTCCAATTACAGCATTAAGAGTCCCGGCCCCTATAACAAGCTTGCTGTCCACACCTTCAGTGTCCGATGTAAAGATAAGGCTCCCAGTGGACGCGTCCACGGTCAGTCCGGCCATGTCGTCGTTGCATACCGCCGCTATCTCCGCTGCTGTAGCTGCCGAAGCGTTCACAACGTCGCCCGCTCCCTGCGTCTCATTGCCGCCGTCCGCAATACCAAGCTTAAGCTCCTCGGTGAGGCTGCCGCTATCAGGCGGGGTAATAACAATAGATGAGCTGGTTCCGCCTGTCGGAGACGCAATACAATACTTATCCGCAACAGTGGAGTTAAAGTCGACCGTCACGGCAGCCTTTTTTCCACCTAAAGCCTGTATTCTGGTCTGCATTTCTGCGGCTATGGCGGCGCCCGAGCTAAGGCCTACCGCTATTATTAGCGCGACTTCTTCGGCCGCATCGCCATCCACCGAGATCTTAAACTTATTATCGACCTCTCCTGAAATATCTGTCGAAGGCGAAGCTCCGGATATTGACGCGCCGGAGGTATAGTCAAGCGTTGCCGTCTGCGCGCCTCCGGCGTCAGGGGTAGCGATAATCGTTCCGCCGCTGCCGACCCCTGTCAGGTTATAAGTCTCCGCATGTGTTCCGGTTACCTCTGCGGCTGTATCATCCTGAAAGGTAACAGGTGTATAAGCATTACCATTGAGCGTCACCTTGCCTGCCCGGATGTTTTCAGGCCCGGCATCGCCGGAAACTCCTTTATCCCCTGCGTCACCTTTAAGGCTTGCCAAAAAGGCTGCCTCATCTCCGATTCCGCCCTCATCGATCCATATCTCATATGCCGACTTGCCATCTGATCCGTCAGAGCCATCTGATCCGTCAGAGCCGGGCGTACCGCTGCCTACCGCATATTCATTACCGCTTGAATCCTGCGCAGTAATGGCTCCGGTGTCCGTATCGACTTTTGTTCTTACATTTCTGATTGACAATTTTTCCACCTCCTAAAATGGAAAGAGGCGCGAAGAACGCGCCCCCTATATTTTTCATGCATGCCGACGTTATTCGGCTATAGTAAGATAGGTTACCGCCGCGCTGTCCACGGTCTTAAGGTTAAGCCGCACAATAGCCCTTACCTGCGTCTGATTCTTCGTCCATGCGGTTCCGCCGATATTCGTCGACGCTATCTCCGTCGCGCCCCTCTTAAAGAGCGTGAGCATCGACTTAAGGTCGCCGATGAAAAGCGGATACTTGACCGGGCCGGAAAGATTGGTAAGGTTGGCGTCGGACATCATTATGACCTGCCTTGCCTTTACCAAATACTGTGTCGCGTCCGTTGGGTTTGGCTGAAGTAGCGGCCTGTCGTTAAGGTCGTTTAGCTGGTCGAGATAGTCGAATCCGCTCTGGTTTGTAAGCAGCTTCGCGGCAAGACTATGCGCGGGGTCAAGTGTCTTGTTGAGCGCAGTCTTGATTGACGCGATGCCCTTGTCCTTGTTGAGCGCGCCCGGCGAAAGTGCCTTGAGCACCGCGATTATGAGCCCGTTCCACGTAAGTACTTCCTTGCGCGCATACCATTTTGCGATATACTGCATCAGATTATACGCAGTATCCGCGAGCAGGTCGTTGCTTATTGGTATGATTCCGCCGTAATCGATCAGTGAATAGTCAACCTTAGTGAATGAAGGCTCATCCGATGTCGGAACATCATCACTAGCTGACTCGTCAAACGCAGTAAAGCCTGTCGCTGATTTTGCAGTCTCCACAACACGCCATCCGGCGTTAGTGTTTACTGTTTCGACGTTTACAACAGGCCCGAGGTCGATAAGCTGCCTCTGCAGCTCTATTACCGTGTTATCGAAGTCGATAGGATTAAGAAATCCACCCTCAGATCCCGCGGGGGATCCTCCGCCCTCGGTTAAAGCATCTTTCATCGTTAACAATGCCGCTTTAAGAGGTCCGTACTCTTCCTTGGCAAAGATGTCGTCGCGGGTAGCGTGGTTTCTGATAGCCTTGGCCCAGGCGTTCGCATATTCGTTCGACTTACGGATCTCATTAACAGCATCCATCGTCGCACGCTCTTCGGCAACTTTTTCTTTGCCGTCCTTAAGGTCCGCCACCTTCGCGTTGCGGGCCTTCTCCTCTTCAACGCCTTCGATAGTTTCTATCTGGTCGTTGACGTCCTTCATCTGTTTTCCAAGCTCTTTAGCCTTTTTGAGGTCGCCGCTATCGATAGCCGCCTGCGCCTGATCGGCCAGCAGAGCTTTCTGATCCCTTAGTTCTCTGATTTTCTTGTTCATTTTTTTCTCCTGCCTTTATTTTAGATTTAAAAGCTCAATTTCGGCCTTGAGCCTGTCGGCCTCTGTCATAATAGTTTTATCTGGCCCCTTGGCGCTGGTCTGTTTTTGTGAGTCGTCAGTTTCGTCTTTAGCCGCCGACCCGGGCGGCTTGATAAAAGCTTTTGGTGTATTACGATACATGCTGAAGAACCCGCTCGCACAGGCCGCGAGCTGCTGCTTGTCCTCGGTCTTGATGTTGAAGATCTCCGCCGCTTTATCCCCTGTCATCCACGTTTCGGCGCTTACAAGCTCTTTCACCGTATTAATATCGACACCTTCTTTAAGATGTTTTTCATATATGGTCAAGATGTTATCTTCGGCAAGGTCAAGCTCTTCGGCAAGCTTGCGAAAATCGAAGGCATTACCGAGCGCTATAGTCCATGGCTTATGTATCATTATCTGAGCATTTGTAGGCACTATTACCTCATCCGCAGCAAACATAATGACCGTGGCGATAGATGCGGACAGGCCGTCTACATGCGCCTTCTTATAAGCCTGATTCCTCTCGAGGATATTATGGATCGCTATCCCGGCAAAAACCTCCCCACCAGCGCAGTTAATATACATGTTAAGGTTTTTAACGCCCTCCACTTCTTTCAGAAAGTCGACGATATCCTGCGGCGCCTTGTCCGCGTCATCCCATTTCAGCCATTCAGCGCTTACAATGTCGCCATAAAAATAAAGGTCGGCAGATTCTTCGGTTGCATTCTTTATCTCTAGTTTTCCTGAATAGTCAACCCTTCTAGAGGTGTCTCGGTATTTCAACTCTAATAGTCTGTTCATATAAAAATTCCTCCTTATTCCTGAGTAAGTTTCCATGTTTGTTGCCCGGTACCGTCTCCGCTGAGCGCCTGCTTAAGCGTCATATAGTTTTTACTTATAAAATGTTCGTCTCCGCCCTCGATATCATCGTCGTCCTCGAGCTCGCGGACGTCATTAATGCTCTTAAAGCCATTTCTGAACATAGTCTCGTAAAACGTCGCCCTTGCGGCATTATCGCCGCGTAACTCTGCTGCCATATTGATCTTGAGGTAATATCCGTTTTGCAGCTCGCGATCGAGAAACAGCTTGTACGTCTTTTCCTGCTCCCAAAGCGTCACAATTGGCATCAGCGTATCCACAACGTACTCAAGCGCGTTTTGCTCGTTTGAGTTATACGACTGCTTACCCGTCATAAGCTTATGAAGAGGTACGCCTGTAAAGCGTGAGACCTCTTCGACGTTGAAATCCCTGCTTTCTATAAATTGAGCGTCCTTTTGGCTTATTCCAAGCGGAGTATACTTCATACCCAGGTCAAGAACGCCTACGCGGAACGCGTTTGTGAGGCCGCCGTATTTTTCTTCGAACTGCGAGCGCACCTTTTCTTTATTTGGCTCGCTTAAGCTTTGTCCAACCTCTACGACTCCGCTTAACCTTGCGCCGTTAGCGTAAAACTTTCCGGCATATTGCTGCTCCGCATAATCTGTAGATAGCGTTTCTTTCATGCTCGAAAGCAGCCCTACGCCAGTTTTTCCGTCATATGTAAGCCAGGGAAGCTCTATTATGCTGTCCTGATGAAAGCTCCATAGCTTTCCGTTTATCGAGGTGTCATAATACCGCGTGCCATCCGTCGCCTCGCGCACAACCATTGTGTTTTTACTGGATAGCAGGTGCAGTTCTTTCGGCTTACCGTCATTGCTGAAGAATATGGCTATATATGCGCAGCCATGTAGCAACGCCTGCATCATTGCCGCTTTTTTGAGCGTAAAGGCTGTCATCCATGGGTTTGGGCGTACATTTTCGAGATAATTTACAATGTGCTTCTTATCTTTTTCCTTACCCTTGCCCGTATCCCTTAGCACGTGCGCCGGAAGTTTACCGATAGAGTTTGAGAGAATCCTCACAGCGCCATAGAAAGCCGACAGGCCCATTGCTTTATCCCGCGTTAACGTGACCCCCGAGCTGGTAAGGGCGTCGACCCACCCGTCCGTTGACGTCATTGTAAGAAACGATTCATCCCTTATCCTTGGCCTTAGCGCGTTTCTTAGGACCATAAGCTATTCCCCCTTTTGCTATAAGCACTCCGTATGTAATAAGTCCAGCTCCCAGCACCCCGAGCCCCGCCGCTGTATGGAGGATAAAACCGCAAGCAGCAAAGCACCCTAATCCTGCCATATAAAAAAGGTCATCAAGGTATAACGCAAGTGCCTTACCTACGGCTTTTATTCCAAACAAAAAGGCCGATCCGGCGGCCTTTAATGCTTTCGCTGTTTTTTCTTTTATTTTCAAAGCGTCCATCCTTTCTCGATAGCGTCGTTGATGTCCGGTGTAGTCTCCTTCATTGAGGCCGCTGTAGCATTAATATCTGCCACCGTTATATCTATCCTGTCGATGCTGCGGTTCTTCATAGGCTTCATGTTTTCGTTGCCATCGATATGCACCCTGACGTTTCCGAAACACCATCGAGCGCACGGGTTCTTTTCGTGGTACTCCTTGCCGCTGCGTATATTTATCTCCATTGCTTTCATGGCTGGCGACATACCGGCTATTGTTTGCGGATTTTCATATACCTTTACCCCTGCTTTAGCAAGATGCTGTGTGAGCATGTGGCTGCTCCACGGGTCAGTTCCAAGCAATGTGATCTCATAATCCATCGACGTTTTGATGATTTCCGCCTCAACATAGTCGTAATCGACTGCATCGCCTGGTGTTGCAGTCACATATCCACTTTTTACCCATTCGTCGAACGGCACATGGTCACGTAGCGAGCGCTCGTTCATCTTCTCTTCTGGTATCCAGGCAAAATATATCTTGTACCAAAAATCTAGCCCATCCTGTGGCGGAAACTTTAATACCAGCGCAGTAAGGTCCGTCGTCGCTGAAAGGTCAAGTCCTGCGAAGCACCTTTTGCCCTTGAGTATTTCACGCGGAATTGTTTTTTCTGTTTTGTCGTATAGCGTGAGCGGCAGCCACCCCACGGCTTTGATCGCTATCCATTGATTGAGCCTGAGCCACCTGAAAAGACGCTCAACCGCTTCGCTTTGCTTTGCATCTCTGGCCTCATTTCGTAAAGTTTCCAGAGTGACCGTGTGCCCGAGGCTTGGATTGCACTCAAACCATACCTTCTCGTCATAAATATTTATCTTTTTACATTTGTCCGGATCGTCCGGCATGCCATATATAAACGGGAGCCATAAAGGGTTGTCATATCCACCGGGGGCACCGCGCCTAAAATCTAATATTTTACGAGCTTTTTTATGAATTTCCCACCCAATTGAGGCTCTGTTTGGATCGTCGCCTGCCGTTTGAAGGACTATCCACACAGGCTGCTTCCTTGCTGAGCCAGAAGCGAAGGTCATGACATCCCAAAACCTGCGATCTGGTTGTGCCTCTAACTCATCGAATATAACGCATGTCGGCTTATATCCATGTTTGCTGTATGCCTCTGCTGACATTACTTTCATCTTGGTGCCAGATACTTTATCTCTGATCGTCCTGGTTGATATGCATGGTTGCGTTCTTTTTTTAAGCGCCGGGCATTGCTCTATCATTGAAAACGCAGCATCAAAAACTATTCCCGCGTTTGATCTGTCCGCAGCGCATATATATACCTCTCCTTGCCTTGCCCCGTCACCAAATGTATGATAGTCCCCCAATGCCGCGGCCAGCTCGCTTTTGCCGTTTTTTTTCGGAACCTCAAGGGATAAAAATTGATACTGCCTATATCCATCATCTCTAAGGGTTCCATAGAAAGGTACTACGGCGTCTCGTTGCCATGGTAGCAAATCAAACGGTTCTCCGTAAAAATCGTCGCCGTGCTTAAGACATTCTATAAAATTGACAACATACTGCGCATGCTCTTCGCTAAACATATTATCCGGTGGAAGGACGCATGTTTAATATCGCAGACATCGGGTCTTCGGTAGCGGGGTCTTGTACTTTTTTAGGTATCGACCTCAAAGCCGCCGCCAATGTGAGTGCCATTTCCTTCTCGATCTGCAGCTGCATCCGCTCCTTTGTGTTTTTCATGCGGCCTAAAGCTTCTATAGATTTATAAACCCCCTGCCTTAATTCTAGGTATGCGTCCGCTTTCAGTTGCTTGTCATAAAATGCTGTCTCGGCTATCTCTAAATCTTCCCTGCGGTTCTGTATATCGCGCTCAATTTTAAGGCATTCAGAATGCAAGAGCGCCAGCCTGTTCACCGGGCTCTGATAAAGCGCGTCATCCTTATCGATTTTTTTGAGGAGGCCCTTGACCCTGCTAAACTCTTTTTTTGCGTCCGGGTCGTTTTTCAGCGAAGGCCAGAGTTGCATATGCTTGCCTGTAATCAGTGCATCCTCCGCTTTCTTTCTTTGGTCAAGCTCTCCTTTTGTCCGATGTGATTTTTTCTCAAACTTTAACACATCAGTGGTCTTTGACGGTGTCGGCATTGTGCGGCCTCCTTTCTAATAAACGGCAAAAGCTGTGGCGCGCATATTTATAAAACAAAAACTTGATGTGGGAATTTTTTTCACACGTTGG